TTCTCAGGAATAACATCAACTACAACGGCAACAGTGTCATAGCCTTCTTCAACAGTGATTGTTCTACCGTTACGTTCAGCTACTCTCTTAAGAATGTCTGTGGCTTTAGTATTCCATGCTGCATTGTTAATGTCAGTCAAGGCATGGTAGGCCTTCATCTGCTTCTCTGAGGGTATTTTACCGTATAGAGAAAAGAAGTCTCTAATAAACTCTGGGTCTGTTGGAGCACCTCTAGTAGCAGCTAGGCCTGTGTCAATGTCACCAAGTAAACCATCACGGTATCCCGTCATGATGTCTTCGATCTGTTTAAACTCTGTCTTAGACAAGGCTCTTACATCCTTGAAGGATTGATCAGCAAACTTAGAGAACCTAGTTACAACACCTTCAGCTGCGTTTGTTAGGAAACCTAGTCGATCTCCCAAAGCCGTCTGAGGAGCAGAGATAATACCAGCAATAGCTCTTTTTAGTACATTCTCTTCAGGGTTCACGTCATCTAAGGTTTCAGCTAGTCTACGTGTATCAAGACGTTCACTGTACTCAAGGTAGTAGCCTTTAGGTCCAACTCTAGCTTCAACACCCTCAGGTAAATCTCCTACTCTCTCAACACTTTCACCTGTATCCTTACGGATAATTCTAGGTGCATCTACTACAGTGTATGCAGGGTTATCGTTTACAGACTTCAGGGCTGCTTCTCTTGTAGGGAAGGCTCGTCCGTCAATTGGGTTACCTAGTCTTACTGTTGTTGTAAAGAGGTCAGACCCTTCATCCAGGGTTCTGTACAAAGCTACAGTTGGGTTGTTAGTAACCTTAGCAATACGAGTTACAACACCCTGTACTACTGCTTGTAGTTGATCAGGAGAGAAGGCTCTACCACTTACAGAAGACTTCATAAGACGTGACATCTTCTCAAAGACAGAAGAACCGTTAGTTGCCTGTACTACAGCAGCAGAGTTAGGCATGTTAACTGGCCCTGTCGGTCCTTGGAAGGGATCAAGGGTACTAGGACCAGCCTTGTAGGCTACGTTGTCTGGAGCAGAACCAGTGTTGAACTGACGAACTGTAGCAGCTGCCCCTGCATCTGGACCTCTTGTTGCTGTAACTGCATCTGTAGCAGAACGAGCAGACATCAATCTTTTAAGGACTTCTCTGGACGCAGCAGGAATACCTTTAGCAGATTGAAAACCAAGCTTGCCCACACCCCTTATAACTCTTGAAGACATACCAAGTGTACCAAGCTCTACCATAGCCATAAACTGTTTAAAGTTAGCAGCTGGGTCAGTACCAAAGTTTTCTAATTGTGTTTGAAGCTCTCTGAGGTTCTCGTACTCACGGAAGTTCCCTAGACCTTCACGTTCAGCAGAGTCAAGTTCATCTTCCCAGAACTGTTTAAACTCTTCTGGTTCCATGTTGAGGGTCTCAGCAAACTCAACAGTCTTGGATTCGTCACCCATATCTAGGTTTCTAATAGATACTGGAATCCAGCTAAGTGCCTCAACAGACCCAGCTGCAAGCCAACGAGCAGTAGAAGGATCATTGATCTCAAGACGTTCCTCAAGACGGTTAGACAACCACTCATAGTTGGACAACATAGCAAGACCGTAAGGGTTTATCTCTTGGTCATCTGTCATTAGCATACTGTTAAAGAAGTATTCTCTAACACCAACAGTCTTTTCTTTACGAGCCAGATACTCAGCAACGTCAACTGCTGCTTCCTCTACTGGTACACCAGCTGCAAACAGAACGTTAAGGAACCTTTCAGAGTCAGGGTACTGACGTACTAAGTCGTCATTGGAGAAGTCCCCAGCAACCCTAGCTTGAGACACCTCAACAGGGTCTACCTCAAGGATAGTAGACTGTTGATCCACGATACGTTGTTCACGAGGAGACGCAGGGTCTACTCTCACTACAGTCTGCGGTGCTTCCTGACCCAGAGTTTCCTCTAGGCTAGAAAGGGTGTCTTCAAAGGAAGGGATACCAGTCATTTATTATTCACCCAACTTCTCAAAAAAGTCTTTGCCTTGTTGAGACATACCAAAGTTCATAGCACTAAACCCTAAGCTTGCGATACTCTTGTAGTTCTGAGCCTTCAAACCAAGGTTAGAGATTTCAGTAGACAATCCACTCTGTTGTGAACCATAGCCTAGTTCTGCACCTAGCTGTGACTTACCTGCGCTTACTGCTCCTGAAAGACCTGAAGACTGAGCAACACCTGAAGCTTGAGCAGACGATTGCGCCCTTGCACTAGCAATCATGTTAGACCTAATAGCAGCCCTACGTTGTCTACGTACCTGTAATGCCTGTGCTCTCTGTTGAGCACGAGCCTGCGATTTAGATGCTTGAGCAGACTTTACTGTGCCTACAACACCAGCTGTTGCACCTGCTAATGCTACACCGCCTACTACTGCTGCTGAACCCGCACTTGCTCCTAGCGCCAGTCCTACTGTTGTAAGTATTGCTACCATCTCATAGCTCCTTTAAGTAAACAGTTTCGGCTCTCTCGTAGCCTAGTCTGTTATATAAGTTTTCAAGACTAGAGATACCTTCAATATCTCCCATGCCTACTTGATTAGCTCCACTCTCTTTAGCCCATTTCTCAAAGGCTTTCATGAGACGGATAGAAGCTGGTTTACCTCTGTAATCTTTAGAAACAAACCATGCAAGTTCTGTTGCTTGTACTGTGTGAGACATGTATAACTCAGAGAGAAGACCTACGAGTGCTCCTTCGATCTCACCACCTACATCAATAACAAAGATTTCCATGTTAGTATTACTCAAGGAAGATACTAGAAACTGCTCTGTCTTATCTTTGTTCCACTTGTGAGAACTTGGAGCCTCCTTAGAGAACTCCTTTGCCAAGATTAAAATGTCGAAGACATCATCTGGCGTTGCTGTTCTGATTTTAGATTCCTGAGTTTTTAGCACCAATTACCTCATAGCCTACTAAGTGGAAGTCTTTACCTGTTGTACTCTCAAACCGTAGCTTCATTGAACGGCCTCTGCCTCGAACCTTAGACTTGGTAACCACTGTATTAGTCGGGTAGTGGATAGAGCTAAGATCGTCGGGGTCTACAACTGGTACATCTTTTAGTTTATAGATTTCTCTAGGAGTAGAACCTACCTTGTTTAAGTTCCAAGATACTGACATCTTACAGCTTGAAGGATTGATGAAGTCATAACCTGCACCGTCTGCTACGTAACCTTCCTCAGTTACTCGCATGTAGGTTGTAATGTAAGGAGCATTCTTGAACGTACCCATACTACCCATGAAGTCATAACTAGCTTCAGCAAAGCTACTGTAGTCTGCATCACCCCAGTCAAGGTATGTGTCACCAGAGAACCTAGCAACAGTCATCTTGCTATCTACACCACTTCTAACAAGCAACTTAATCTCAGTCTCACCCTGAAGAAAGTCTCTGTAGAGAGTAGCTACAACAGTGTCAGAACCGTTAATGATTGTATCGACACCGTTAACAACCTGTGTCTCTGTAGAGGTAGAACCTAATCCACTAAAGTAAGAAGTACCTACAATGTAATGACCAGCTGCCCCGTCTGCTACTTTCCAAGGGTGGAAGGCTTGAAGGGCTAAGTCTAGTACAAGAATGTTGTTGTACTTGTAGTCAATACTCTCGTTTTTGTCAGGGTAAAACCAGTAGATGCGTTGGTTGATTTGGTCGTACTCAACAAAAGCCTGGGCCTTCTTCTCATTAGGGATTTCATTCCAGAGAGTCTGAATTGTAGAAAGGGATAGGTTGTTAGCAGTAGGTGTGTTTAAACCTTCACCAGCTTGAATTGCGTAGATGCCTGTCTTGGCCCACCAGATAGGTACGCCTCCACCAACTGTGAAAGTGTTCTCGTTAACAATACCTACATCAGAAATCTGAGTGATAGAAAACTCTGTAGCACGAAACACGTTGTCTACACCAGCAACAGACCATACACCGTTCTCAGCAAACACGATAAGTGATGCACCTAGTACGTACAGCTTACGAATGTTGTGAGCATCTGGGATACTTACTACACCACCGTCAGTGTCCAACAAGTCAGCAATGATTTCAGATGTGGGATCGTTAACCTGATAGCAGTTACCAATGTCACGAATGTTTTCAGTCAACCTAGAGAAGTAAACCTTGCCACCGTTCTTAGCTGAGTCAATACCAGCATAGAAGATACGTCCAGCATAGGCTGCAACACTACGGAATCTTCCTGTCTCTACTTCAGTAGGGATACTATTTGTACGAACCTTGTTAAAGACATCTAGTACATAGTGACCGTGGGAGGCTAGTGATGAACCTGTGTAGATTTCTTGCCAGTCTGCTTTATTAAAAGCACCAGCAGCAGTCTTACCTGAGTACCATGCGTGGGTCAAGGGAGGGTAAGTAGTAGGTGCGCCATACGTTGTTAGAGCAGCAGCACCCTTTGTACCAATCCAGCCTACGTTCTCTGTATCGTACTTTCTCTGGTTAGAGGGAGAAGTTTTGTCTTCAAAGTACTCATCTGTTACTTCAGCAACAGAACCCTGCCACTCAAAGTCTCTCTCCTTAAAAGCAATAGCTGTAGCTGTAACCTTAGGAGAACCTGCTGCATCATACTCAAGGTAGATTGTGTTAATAGCTGGAGATGCAACAACGAGAACACCATTCAGGGATGTAACCTGAATACGTTCTTCAGAAGGGGAAAGGTTGTTGCTTGCTGAATAGGTATCAAGGTCTACAGAAGCACTGCTTACTAATTGAGCAGAAAGAGGGTCTAAAGCTTTCTCATAGAAGGTAATGTCTTTACCGTTCTGTACTACAAGAAACTCTAGGTTAGTCTGTCCTGCAACATTGGACCAAGTAGATGTCTGAAACACAGCACCTTCAGGAATAACTGCACCACTTGTAACTGCACCTGTCTCTAAAGTAACAGCCTTACGTCTACGTCTTGTACCATCACGTTCAAGAGCACAGTTAAGTTCATCCACTGAAGCATTTTCAGGGAACGTAAGTTCAGAGGCCTCAGTGATGAGACCCTTGACAAAGGTATTAACCGTTCTCTGAATTAAGCTCTGAGGCATCTAGTTTTTCCTTATCGGCCTTACGAGCCTTAGACCTGTCATTAACTGCTTTGCGAGGTGTAGGTTTCTTTAGGGCTAGGTGGGAAGTTACAGCCTTTAAAGCTCCTTCCATTCCTGTCCACTGTCCACTCAACTCACTAGGAACTTGTGCTCCATTTTCGTATTTAACTGAGTAGAACTTAAAACCATCCTGAGGTTTGTAAACTACCAAGGCCTTCTCTGTTTTATCACTATGTACTTTGATCTCTTGACCATCTTCACTTTTGATTATCTTAACGTCTACCATAGTTATTCTTTGGCCTTCCTACGTTCAGTCTGTGCAAATCATTCTGTACGTACACTTTCTGCCGTCTAGCTGTCTGCTCAATCTTAGGATCAGAACCAGTTTTAAACAAGGACATGGCTGTAGACTTTGCTTCTGCTAGGAAGTAAGGAAACATTACATCATCTAAGTCTGGGGTGAAGCTATCTGTAAAGGCGTCAAACGTTGGGTACTTAATACCGTAAGCTCTCGTCTTAGCAGAAGTAAGGATTGCGTCTACAGTAGCCATGTAGGAATCAAGCACTACGTTCTCATCATCAAAGGATGTGTAGTAGCTAGGCATAACGTCATTACGGATAAGCAAGATACTATCTGCCTGTACGTCATCAACCTGCAAGATGTTAGAAGCTAAACTGTCTCGACCATCTGACAAAGCAAAGAACTCATCTGGCTCTAGGTAGATAAGACGTTGATAGTCTACTCCACCTACAACCTTAGTTACGTTGTAGTCCAGGAACTCAATATTCTTTACACGGGAAGGGAAAGAGAAGTGAGTAGGTCTAACGGAACTAGAGAAAGATGTAAGCTTAATTATCTGGGAGTGTTCAGGAATGTCACGAGTAGCAATCATTGCGAAGTAAGTATTCTCTACTACCGCAGCAATCTGTCCAGCTTCGTTAGAATCTGAAATGCTATTGATCTCCTCCGAATCCATGTCGGACAAGATATTCTGGACCATTTGAAGGAGAGTCATTTTCATGTTATGCACTCATTCCAATAATAGAAGCATAGATGTTAGCATAGTTTACAACTACATTATCTGTATCTGCTTTAGTTTTAATTTCAATGTAGTCATTCTGTACTAGGGAAGTAACAGCCGTTACACTAATGGAACCCCAAGTACCTGTAGCAATACTACGGATTGTTCGTGATCCTACAATCTCAGTACCGTTCTTAAACAAAGCCCACTCTACATTCTTTGTTGGGCCTGTAGCCTGAGTAGATGACATTGTTAAATTTATAAGACCTGTAAGACCTGTAGCATCGTCGTATTTAAATCTTAGGTTAGGAGATGTAACAACTGTGAAGCCCGATACGAGAGAAGCACTAATAGAAGGAGATAAGAACTTCTCAGCTATATCTGTATCTAAGGAGTAAGCATAAGGTGAAGATGAATTAAAGGCTGTAGCAGCTGCTAGGTGTCTGTGGATAGGTTGCCATACCCCACTACCAGAACCATTAGCTACGTATGTCTCTCCACTGTTAGCAGTAGATGTACCCTTAGGTTCGTGCAAGGCACTACCAGTAAGGGATGAATGTTCTACGTTAGCCATATTAAGTATCCTTAGCGGGGGGTCTTGTTAAGACTATTATACACACAAGTGAAATAGTTGTCAAGTTAAAAGTGGTAACAGGAGGAGATTTCTCCCCTCCCGTTGTATTTTAGTTTAAGCCATTGGCTTTGTAAGAACAGAAACCATGTTCTCTGGACGGTACAATTTCATACCGTAACGTGCAGTAGTAACGAACTCTGTACGCTGGTAGTCTTTGTTGTACTCTGTGTCCACGTTTGGCATCTGACGCCATGCACCAACAAACGGCGACACAGCTTGGTCAGCTGAGAAGAACAAGTTGTTGATTGCGTTAGCTGGAGCAGCAGAACCACTGATAGTCTCTGAAGCTTTTGTTGCAAGGTAGTTAGATGTATAGACATCAAAACCATAGATGTTAGCAACAAAGGACATACCAGAAGCGATACCAGTATTGACGATACCTTCCCAACGTGGGTTGTTAGATACAGATGTCAAAGCTGAGAGGGTATTCATCTCAAATTCAACAGATGGATCAACGATAGC